CGTGAGCGAGTTCAGAGCCGGCAACATGCCCTCGACGATCTGCGCCTTGATGACGTCAAACTGCTTCCTGACCAGGTCGAGCTTGTCGTTGAACTCGTTGGCCGACTTGGCCGCCTCTTCGCTGAAGACGATCCCGAGCTCGTGCGCCTGCTTCTTCATTTCCTCGATGCCGTCGGCGCCCGCGTTGAGCGTGGGGATGAGCTTCGCGCCCGACTTGCCGAAGAGGTCCATCGCGAGCGCCGTCTTCTGCATGCCGTCCGGCATGGCCTGGAAGGCGTCTGCGATCTTCATCAGCGCGTTGTTGGTCGTGTCGCCCGCCGAGACGCCCATCGACAGCAGCGCCTGCGTGCTCTTGGCCGTCACGTTGTCCATGTCGGCCATCGACTTCGCGAGGCCACGCACGCCGGCCTCGAGGTCCTGGGCGCTCGCCCCGGACATGGTCACCGCATGCTCCCACTCCTGCAGCTCGCTGACCGACAGGCCGAGCATCGCGGAGCGGTCGACCATCTGGTCCATGGTGTTGATGACGTCGCGCAGCGATGAGACGACCGCGTGGAACGAGACGCCCGCGAACAGCGTTTTCAGTCCCGAGCCGAGATCGCGCATGCGGTCCTCGGCACGCTTCGCGTGGTCCTCGAGTTCCTTCATGCTGCGTTGCATCTCGCGCAGCACCTTGACGGCGTCGGCCGAGGCCTTGACGTCGATCTCGATGATCTTCTTGGTCGTGTCGGTGGCCATGATTTCAGTGCAGCGTCAGTGCAGCGAGGTGCGGTTGAATCGCATGCCGACCGCGAGCGCCGGCCAGCGCTGGCCGTGCGGGCCTGCACCGTGCCGCAGTTCGCGCCAGGCGTCGCTGCTGTAGAGGTCCGGGAAGCGCCGGCGCAGCATCCGAACGACAGCGCGGAACATCGGCTCGGTGTAGCTGCTGCGCACCTTCAGCCGCACGCCGCCACGCACGCCGGCGCGCGAGGTACGCACCCGCTTGACGATGCGTTGCCGGCCGGCCGGGCGCCAGTACAACTTGCGGCCGTAGGCGACACCCGGGCCGACGATCTGCAGCGTGTCGCGCTCGGTCATCATCTTGGCGATGCGCTCGATGTCGCCGCGGCCACCGACCGGCACACCGCGGAAGTACAGCGCGAAGCTTTGCCGCGCCCTGCCGGTCTTCACGCGCGTCTGCGTCACCAGCGCATCCCAGGCGACTTGCATAGCCTGGGCGATCCTGGCGCTGTCGGCGCCGTAGAAGGCACGCGCGCGGCGCTTGACGCTGACCAGCTGCTGGGTGCTGCCGTTGTCGACCAGCACGAGCGTGGGTTTGAGGCCGCGGCGCGCCTGCTCGTCGACCTCTGCGGTGAAGACAATCCGAATCTCGCGCGGGATGTCAGCGAATCCCTCGACGTTGATCCGTTCCCTCATCGTTTGGACTGTGACTGCCATCGGCGCACCTCATCGTCCGCACGCCGGACCACGGCCCAGCAGTCCTCCAGCGAGACGCCGAAGGCCGCGCACCACTGCGCGACCGCGGCGAACGTGATGTGCCCGGAGAACGACCGATCCGCGGACACGTCGAGAAAGCAGCGCAGGAACAGACCAAGTTCGGGGCGCGTCGCCGGCGCGTTGTCGAGCGCAGGCACTGCCCGCCCGAGTGAGCGGATGTGCTGCAGCGCGTCGATGTTCTTGCCCCATTGCATCCACCAGATCAAGGCGTCGGCGACGCTTTTCCCATCTCGGCGATTTCCTCCTGCTGGAAATTCGCGAGTTTTTCGGCATGCGTCTTGATGATGTCCCACAGGTCCGGCAGTTCGCGCATCAGGCGCAGGGCGTTGTCGCGGCTGTAGGGCAGCGGCTCGCCGTCGAGCTCCAGACCACGCCAGTCGAGCACGACCGCATCGGCGAACGTCTGCTTCAGGATGTCGATGTAGGTGTCGTTCTCGATGTAGCCGCTCTTGGACTGGTACGGCCGGATGCGCTTTTGCAGCGCGTGCTGGTAGGCGACGTTCGTGCCGCCCGCGCGCGCGACCGTGATGTACGCGTCGCCCCCGAGGTGCAGTTCGACGCCGTCGCGCTCGAGCGTCTTGTCGCCGCCGAAGGTCTTGCGCATGTCCATCGGGTCACCTCGCCTCGGTCAGCAGCTCGGCCGGCACCGGCTCGGGGTGTCCCGGCTCGCTTTCCTTGGCCAGGTTCGCCGACTCGAGCGTGCCTTCGCCTTCGTCGATGTCATCGGCCAGCGCCGGGCCGGGCGTGCGCGTGATGCGCAGCGAGGTGCCGGTCACCGTGTCGAGCAGGCCGCTGGCGACACAGTCGGCCATCACGTCCTGCCCGGTGCCGCCGGCGACCACGTTGCACTGCGTCAACTTGGCGCGCGGGATCTCGAAGATGTAGGAGTTGGCCGGCGTGTCGCTGTCGGTCAGCGTGAAGGCCATCGCGAACTCGGTCTGCACCATCAGCATCTCGAGCAGTTCCGAGTCGGCGTAGTACAGGCTGAAGGCGATCGTCACCTCGGCGCGGCCGAGCGCCATCTCGCGCGCGCCCAGGCTGCCGATGCATTCGAGCGCGCGGTCATTGTTGGCCAGGGTCAGCGTGATGTTGGAGAAGCACATGGCGCTGGCCGCGATGCCGCTGATGCTGATGTCGGTCACCAGCGGCGCGGTGAACACCGGCGTCATCACCGGGTCGACGTAGGTCGCGCCGCTCGCGACCGCCGAGTCGGTCTCGTAGCCTTGGGCGAGCACGTCGAAGCTGATGGTGACCGGCGCGTTCGGCGCGATGGTCATCGAGAAGCCGTTCATGATCGAGCCCGGAATCCGGTGGAAGTCATTCGCGACATCGCTGATCGGGATGGTCTTCTCCAGCGTGACCGACATCAGCGTCGTGCCAATGGTCAGCACATCGGCCGCCCACGGGTTGCACATCGCAGAGGCCAACAGGTCTTCGAGCCACTTCTCCTTCGCGAGCTCGGCGCTGATCGCGCCGGCCGAACTGCCGCCGGTCAGGATCGAGTCGGTGACCATCCTCTGCGGGTTCATGTTCGCGCTGGTGGTGGTGGTCGGCGTGAACGACAGCGACTCGCCGCTGATCCGGGTCACGTGGAACACCGGATTCGGCGGCGTGACGGCATAGGTCGCCTCGGGCACTTCGGCCAGGCGCATGAGGTCTGCGGAGGTGGTCATGGCAATTGCTCCTGGAGGTGTGCGAGCGGCGCGCGCCGGGTCGGGGCCGCGACGGTGTAATCCCACTCGTAGTCGATGGCGAGGATCACGTCGATCCACTCGCCGACGTCGGTGGGCGCGAGCGTCGGCGGCATGGTGGTGAGCATCCGCACGTCGTCGACGAGCGGTGCGTCAAAGTACGTGCGGATCAGTTCGGCCTGGTGAATCGGCGCTTCGTCACCGATGCCGCTGCGGCCGTAGACGTGGACGAAGGCGGTGCCGGCTTCGCGGAAACACGCCGGGTAGCCGATGGTCGTGCGCGTCGCGGTGACCAGCGGGAACTCGATGGTGACCCACAGGGCGGGCGCGGTGTTCAGGTCGAAGGCCTGGGCGATGGTCTCGAAGTACGGCAGCGGCGTCGCGGCGACGAGCGCGGCGCGGAACACGGCGCGGGTGTGCTCGCTCATACCGTACCCCCGACCGCGACGACGTCGTGAAAGACCAGCGCCGTTCCGTCGTAGGCGGTGCGCGAGTCCTGCACGGTGTACGACTGGCCGTCGGCGGCGACCAGGCGGTCGAACTTGAGCAGGTAGGGCACGCCGGCGGCAGTCAGCGGCACCGCGTCGACGGTCAATCCGACACCGGCCTGCAGCTCGCTGTTGACCAGCTCCTCGGCACGCAGCCCGCGCACGAAGGCGGTCACCGGCACCTCGAGCGCGTCGCGCTTGAAGGTGAATGGCCGGCCCAGCAGGGCCAGCACCTTGCGTGGATGGTTGCCAAGCATGGCCATCATCCGACTCCGAGCGGGCCATGTGCCCGGTAGCGGGCGAGCAGCGCGACGGCGGTCGCCGGCAGCAGGCCCCAGGGTTGCACCTCGCCGGTCGCGCTGCCGGAGCCGCCGCCGTAGTCGTACTCGACGGAGCCGACACCGGTCACCGCCACTTTGTGCGCGAGGCCGCTCGCGCCGTTGACGTCGGCCATGCTGGTCCGCACCGACTTGAAGGTCGCCACGAACGCGGCCTCGATGTCGGCCGGCATCGGGTCGTAACCGGCGTCATACACCGCCTCGATGTCGCAGCCCCACACGCCGAGCACGATGCCGGTCGGACGCACCAGGCGCCAGCCGGTGACCTCCGGCCAGGCAGCGGGGTCGCCATTCGAGCCGGAGCGCAGCGAGGTGATGGCGCTCACCGGGTACTCGAGCAACTGCAGCGAGCCGATGCGCACGCCGAAGTGCCGTTCGGTGTAGGTGCCGGCGACGAGCAGGCGGTCGACATAGCCCTGGATGAGCGCCGTCGCGGCGGCCATCGCCAGCAGGTCGTCCGTCGTCAAGTCCTCGGCTGGGTCCATGCCCAGCAGCACCTTCATCCGGTCCTCGTCCACGAGGTACGCAGGCAGGTCCGGCGGCAGGACGCGGTCGACGTGGTCGCCCATGTCAGTCGTCCTTCTTCCCGAGCAGCGTGTTGAGCAGCTCGTCGAGCTCGTTGATGCGCTCGAGGATGCGCGCGAGCGCGGGCGAGTCGATCGTCGCCTTGCGGCTGTCGCACCAGGCACGCGACGCATTGGCATCCTGCGCGGCACGTTGCACGACTGGGCGCACCTCGTCGACATCGCGCCGCAGGCCGCCGGCCAGTTCGGCGAGGACACGTAGTTCGACCTGCAGCGGCCGCACCATGCGCTCGAGGTCGCTTTGCTTGAGCGCACGCGGCACCAGCAGCGTCGTCGCCTCGCCGTCGTACAGGAACCGCGAATCGCCCTCGGCGTACAGGTCGCCCGGTTCCGGGTGCTCCGGCTTCGCCTTCAGCGCCCGCAGGCCGTGCGAGCCGATGCGCTGCCACAGCTCGGGATGTTCACCGGGCTCCTGGCCCATCGAGGCCTTGCCATCGCGCAGCACGTAGGTGCGTCCGGAGTAACACGCGACCACCGCGCCGTCGCGATAGACCGCCGTGCGGTCCCACTTCGGCGCATCGCCCAAGCGCTGCAGCGCGCGTGTGACCTGTTCGTCCTGACGCTCGGTGAGACGCTGCTCGACGCCGACGAACCGGTCGGCCACGGCGGCAACGATCAGTGCCGGCAGATCCGCCATGCGCACCGCGAGCGTGTCGCCGTTGCGCTGCACCAGACGCAGCGCCCCCGCGGAGTCGATCACCCCGTCCTTGAGCGCCGGCGCCGAGGCGAGCTCCCGCACGGCCTCGAGCTCGCGCTGCAGCGCACCGACCTGCGCCTCGGCACGATCGGCGCGCGCTTCCGCGCGGTCGCAGCGCTGCTCGAGCGACCGTGTGACCTGCTCGGATTCGCGTCGCATGCCGTCTATGACTTGCGACTGTTCCGAACGAAGCAGCGCGCACGCCTCGCCGATCGCGCGACTGACGGCAGTACCAATGCCCTCGAGCTCTTGCGGACTCATGGCCGATTTCCCATCGCGCGCTCGATTGCGCGTCGTACCTCGGCGTCCACAGCCGCCGGATCAGGTGGGACCGGCGGTTCGGGGGGCGGCGGAGGTGGTGGTGGCGGCGCCGTCAAGTTCGCCAACTCGGCCGCGGCCAACTGCGCAGCGGTGGTCACCGGCACCATCTGCCGCTGCACGAACAACTGGTTGCCGCCTGGCATCGGACCCTTGCCCAAGGTAGCCCGAGCCTCATCCGGCGGGAACACGCCGCCCTGTACCAGCTTCGACAGCGCCTCGGCCTGCGCCGCCATGTCCGAGCGCAGCAGCGCCTCGGTCGACATCTCGACCAGGTCGTGCCGGCCGTCCATGCGGAACAGCCGGTCCAGTTCGCGCTCGAGCCGCTCGATCAGCCCGCCGAGCGACACCGACAGCCAATGGCGCACCAGCGTCTCGGAGTTGACGATGGCACCGGCGGACAGGTCGCCGTACATCGGCGGCGGCACGCCGGCGCAGCGCGCGACCTCTTCGTTGGAAAACCGCAGCGAGGCAATCACGCTTTCGTCGATCGCGGCCAGGTTGGACGAGCTCATCTTGAGCCCGCCGGACAGGATCGGGATGCCGCCCGTGGCCCACTTCGTCGCCTGCTCATCGAAGGCCTGGCGCAGGATCTTCATCTGCTCCTGTGTCAGGATCTGGTCGCTCACCAGCACAGTCGACACCCGGCGCATGTTCTCCACGAACATCAGCTGCGTGCGCGACAACGCGACATTGACGCCGGCGGCCAGTCCTGCCGCGGCGAACGGCGACTCGCCGACAAGCGGGTGCCGCGGCGTGCGCCAGCGCAGGTGCATCACGTTGCTGCCGGCCATCACGAACAGGCGCCCGTTCTCGATGTCGGCGACGTTCGGCTGCGGATTGAACAGCAGGTCCGGGTCGTTGCTGCCGAAGTAGTAGACCTCGCGTGTCTGCGGATCGACCCGCGCCGTCCATGTTCCACGTGGAATCAAGTGCAGCGAGGCCGGCTCATGGCGGTCGTTCTCCAGCACGATGACCAGCGCCTCGCCGCTGAGCCAGTCGCAGGCGATGCGCGAGAACAGTGTCGCGCCGGACTCGTAGCCGTTCGGCTGGATCAGCAGGCGCGAGGCGGCCGAGGTGATGACCTCGGTGACCTCGAGGGTCTTCAGGTCGATGTGCTTGTGATGCGGGCGCAGCTGCGCGAAGGCATTCGCGTACAGCGTGTAGATTGCCTCGACCACCGGCAGCGCGCCGGCGCCGACCTTGGTCAAGTTGCGCTGCCACCCGGTGCCGTCGAGCGGGTCGAGCGCGTGCAGGTCGCCGCCGAGCGTGCGGTCAAAGCCGAACTGCGTGAACAGCGCGCCCATCTCGGGCTGCCGGTTGCCGATGAGGCCGAACCCGAGCCCTCCGAACACGGAACGCGCGACGGCGAGCGCGCCCATGGTCTCAATGCTCCCGGCGCGGTGGCGGGCGGACCTTGCGCACGCCGACCTGCCCGCGCGCGGTGCGCAGCGCGTCACCGGCGGCCTGGTAGGCGGCACTGCCGGCGACGAAGCGCATCGAGTCGGTGCAGTAGGCCTCGACCAGTTCGACGCGGAACTCGGCGACCAGCCGGCGCGCGAGGTCTGACTCGGCGGCGATCACGCCGACCTGGCCGTCGAGCTCGTCGACCGGGTCGAAGGCGAAGACGATGACCGCGGTCATCTGCGTGCCGACGGCGGCGTCGGTGCCGGTGTTGGTGCCGGAGCGGGCGCGGGTTCGGGTGCCGGCGCGGGCGGTGGCGGCTCGGGCGGCGGCGCCGTCGCGATGGCGTACGGCACGAACGGGTCCGGCGCGTCCGGGTGCACGAAGTAGGCCGCCGGCGGCGGCGTACCGGTCGCGGCCAGGTCGTAGCCGTGGTGGTTGTCGACCAACCACGCCGCCTCGACCGGGTCGGCGATCGAGGCGAACTCGCCCGGGTGCACGTAGTACGCCGCGGCGACCGCCGGGTCGGTGATGAAGATCGGCTGCGCCATGTGCTTTTCCTTGGAAAAAGGCCCCGGCCTTTGTGGGACCGGGGCTCGGAGAACGTGGGCAACTGCTCTCGAGTTGAGCGCCACGGGGGAGGTAAGCGATTACGGAGGCCAGAGGCGCAGCAGGTACGCCAGCAGCGCGATGGCGAGCGCCAGCGGGACGAGCTGCACGCGCTGGTGCGCGACGCCGAAGGCCGCCAGCGCCAGCAGCACGATGGCCACCAGCAGCAACGCGGCGGTCAGCGTCATCACCAGGTCGTCCCGGTGACCTGCTGCACCGCGCCCGGACGGGTCATGCCGAAGCTGGCGGGCACCACCATGCGGATGCCGGTCTGCCACGTCTGCCAGAGGCTGATCGCCACTGACCCGGCGATGCTCGCGCCGTTGCCGCCGCTGATCGGGATGCCGCCGTCGGGGATGACCTGCCCGGCCACGCCGAGCGCGCCGCCCAACTGCGCCGCGCCGGCCTGCGTCGGTGCGGTCGCATCGGCGTTTGCCATCTGCAGCGTCGCCTGGTCGCTCGTCGAGTAGTCGAAGGCATCGATCGCGCTGGCGAACTTCTCGGCCGCGACGCCGATCATCGTGGCTGGTGCGATGAACTGCGAGCCGATGACCTGGTAACCCAGCGCCGAAGTCGAGCCGTCAGCGAAGACGAACTGGCCGAGCGCGTTGGTCATCGTGCGCAGGGTGAACAGCTTGCCCTGCGGGACGAGGATCACCGGCTTGGAGCCGACGTTCGCTGCGGTGAACGCCGCGTTGATCGCGTCGAGGTCTTTCTGGAAAGCCGCGTAGCCGCCGCCGGCCGCGCCGGTGATCGGGGTCACGCCGTTCAGCAGGCCGGCCGGACGCACGCCGGTGACTTCGGCGCTGGCGTCGAGCATGCTGGTGTCGAGCAGGTTCGAGAGGAACTCGCGCAGCATGCCGCGCATCACCTCGACCGCGGCCGGGTCGCTCGCGCGCTCCAGTTCCTTCGTGATCGGGATGATCCCGGCGAGCTTGTAGCGCCACAGACGCTTGCCCGCGATCGAGCCCTTGACCACCGGAATCGCGCCGGCCTCGCCGACCCAGGCGGTCGCGCCGGTGCTGACTCCGATGTTGGTCTGCGGGATCAGGATCGACTGCGCGCCGCCGAAGGACAGGGACTGCCCCAGGTTGGCGAGGGTCGGCCAGATCGAGGTCGGGCCTGCAGCCGCGTCGAGCATCGCCTTGGCTTCGCTGCGCACGAGCTCAGCGGCCCAACCCGCGGTCGTGGTATCGGCCGAGCCGACGAGGCTGCGCGCGATGGCGATGGTTTCGGGTTCCTGGGCGAACAGTTCCTGCACGATCTGGTCGACGCCGCAGCCGCGCGAGCGCGCGATGCCGCAGGCCAGCGTGATCTGCGCGAGGCGGTAGCCGGCCGGGCGGTCGCTGGTCTCGGTGCGGCGGGTGTTGATCGCAGGCGCAGCGACCGCAGCAACGGCGCGCGACACCGCGGTCGGCACGGCTGCGACCGGCGGCGGCGTGGAAGCAGCGCGGCGGGCCGCGGCCGTCTCGGCGGCGCGCAGCACGTTGAGCCGCGAGAACAGCGAGTCGACCTCGGTGGTCGCGCGCTGCACGGCCTGCAGGTTGGCATCGCTCGAGTCGGCCTCGAGTGTGGTGGTCGCGGTGCCGAGCGTGGCCTGGGCGGTGTCGTGTGCGGCTTGCGCGGCCGCGATCATTTCGGCGAGTGTCATGGGGGTGCCCCTTGAAGGCGGCGCGCCGGCGACTGCCACATTGGCGCGAGGAATGGACGCCACGGCGGGCCGGGTGCGCGACAGCGCGGCCAGCTCGGCGTCGTTGAACCCGAGCGAACGCGCGACCGCGACTGCGGACTGGTTCGCCGGGAACTGGGTAAGGGTGATCTCGCGGACCTTGCCGCGACGGTAGCGCTTGCCACCGGTGGGCACCTTGCGGGCGCCGTCGGTGCGGTGAATCGGCTCGATGTCCTCGCGAGCGATGTCGAAGTAGATCGACGAGGCCAGCGGGTAGCCGCCTTCGTGCAGCGCACGCACCAGGTCGGCCATGCGCGAGGCGCCGCGCGGCAGCAGCCGGAGCGTCGCGTAGGTTTCGCGGGTGCCACGCTCGACGCTGTGCCACTCGCCGAGCGCGGCCTCGAGCCGGTGCGAATGGTCGGCGACCGCCGGCAGGGTGTCCGGGAACTCGAGCCCGGCCTGCACGACGACGTCGCCGAAGCTGTCCTCGTCTTCGCTGCTGACGCGGAAGCGGATCTGGTCGGCCGAGACGGTGGTGGGCGCCGCCGAGGCAGCGGGCTGGCCGCCGCGCTTTTCGACGCGGACCAGGCAGGCGCTAGAGACTGGCATGGCCGGCTCGCTGCAGCGGCGGTGCCTGCTGCGGAGCCGAGCCGGTGGACCGTCGCTCGGGTTGTTGCGGGAACGACCGGCGAACGCCTTGCGGCGGTCGGCTGCGGGACGGGTCGACGTCGGCGCTGGTTGCGCTGGTGCCGACGAGGTCTCCGAGGGCCGTCATGATGGCGCGCATTCTGCACACCATGTCCCGCCGATTTCAACGGCGCTGCGTGTGTGGGCTATGAAGAGGAATCCATTCCACTTTCAGCCGACCATCGCGAGCACGTCGATCTCCGGCACGGTCTGTCCTTCGGGCAGCGCCGGGAAGGCGGCCATCACCGCGGCGACCAGTGGGTCGATGCGCTGCGTCGAGCGCGACTTGTCGAGCTTGCGGCCACCGGCCGGGTCGGCGATGGCGATCGCGTTTGCCGCGCCCATGGTCAGCAGCGGGTGCCCGCCGTGGCGGATGTGCCCGGCCAGCAGCGCCGACTCGAAGGCCTCGAGCCGGGGCGCCGCGTCCTTGAAGCCCTGGCCGACCTCTTTCCACAGCGGGACCATGTCGTTGAGCTTGCTGCGCCGCGCCGCCGCCTTGAGCACGTCCATGCGCCAGCGGTCGAACTGCACCGAGGCGATGTTCATGCCCTTGAGCACGATCGCCAGGTGGTCGCACACCCAGTCGTAGTCGATGGTCGCGCCCGGCACCGCGATGAGCTGGCCTTGCTTGACCCACACGTCGTACGGTGCGCGGTCGCGGCGCGCGCGGTCCTCGAGGCCGGCCAGCGGCGTGTAGCAGAACGGCAGGAGGTGCACGTTCCCGTCGTCGTCCTCGGCAGCGGCGATGGCCGCGGTCAGGTCGGTGCGCAGCGACAGGTCGAGGCCGACGTGCACCGGGCGGCCGTCGGTGAAGATGGCGCGGTTCACGGTGCCGGCGCCTGCGCGCCACACCGACGGCGCAAAGGCGAGCCGCTCCTGGGCAACGCGCTGGTTGAGGTTCAGGTTGCGGAAACTGCCTTCGAACGCCGGCATCCGGCTCGCCTTCTCGGCCAGCAGGCGCATGTCCTTCTCGCTGCGGAAAATGCCCAGCGCCGGGTTGGCCTGGCGCCACGCGGCCTCGTCCATCACGTCGCAGGCCGGATCGGCGGCGGCGTAGACGTGGCACACGGTGGTCGGGCTGGGCGTGCGGATCTGGTCGTCGATCCATGTCGACAGCAGGTCCGCGTCGCTCGCCGCCTGGGTGCTGATGACGATCATCATCGATTCGTCGTAGGCACCGAGCGCGGTCTCGATGGCCTCGACGAAGTCATCCTGCGGTCCCTTGACCTGGCCGAGCTCGTCGAGGATGGCGACGACCGGCGCGATGCCGTGCGCGGTCTTCTTCTGCCGGCTGATCGCGCGGTATTCGACGTTCGCGGCCAGGCCGAGGAGCGTTTTCAAACTCGGCTGCACACGCACCAGCGCCTGCAGTTTCGGGTTGGCCTGGACCATTTTCCACGCGTACTTGAAGACGGTGGAGGCCTGCTGTTGCGACATCGCGCCCGAGACAATCTGCGAATTGGTGCGCGCCACTGGGCCGGCGACATGCGCCAGCACCAGCGCGGCGATCAGCGGCGTTTTTCCGTTCTTCTTCGCGATCGACAGGATGGCCAGCTTGGTGCCGTGTGGGTTGTCGTAGACCTCGAGCAACCACTTGCGCTCGAACGGCTCGAGGTGCAGCAGCTGGCCGACGAGGTCACCCTCTGGCGCGATGCAGTAAGTCTCGATGAACGCGCACACACGCTCGCCGCGGGTCATCTCCGCGACGGGCTTGTCGTTCACCGCACGTGCGGGCGCGCCAGCAGCGCGTCGGCGATCGGAACGACACCGGCCTGCTTGAGCACACCGGCCGCAGTCTGCGCTTCACCCTTCGTGCCGGGCTGTTCACCCATCGGACCAACGGTCGCGACGGCGTGCAGTTGCAGCACGCGGGTCAGCGAGATGGCCCGCCGGTTCAGCGTTTCGAGCACGACATGGCGCGGGTTCACACGCGGTCCAGATGGCGACCCGATCAGCATGCCTTCGCGCAGCATCGCCTTGCGGTGAACCTCGATGTCAGCCAGACAGCGGGCGAGATTCGCCGCTAAAAGCAGATCAACCTTGGCCCATTGCTGCGGAAGGCGCGCCACCATCACCGCGTCCCAGAAAGTCCGTTCGCTTTCGCGCAAATTCGCAGGCATCGCAGGCCAGCCGGCGGCGGCTTGTTGCAACGCATTGAATGCCGCCGCGGCGGTGCCAGAGGCCGGACGGCGTCCCTTCTTTTGCGTTTGGTTCATCTTCGGACCTTGAAATGCGCCGGTGGAGGCGAGG